ATTAAGAGCAGCTTGAGTCAGAGTAATCTCTGACAGATATTCCGCCCCTTCATCACCCCGATCATTATCTTTTACTGCGGTCGGCAGACATTGAGTAATCAGATTGGAAATAAACTTATCTTTGTAATACATGGGCCAGTTCGGTCCAGGTTGAGTGACAAACCGATCTTCTTTAACCATGACCGTTTCACCATCTTTTTTGACTATGGCTCCGTCTTTGTCCTTTTTGGGGACTTCGACTTTTTCCTTGACTTTGCCGCCCTCATACATGGCAACAGCACATGCTGTAAGCGCATCCAGTAAGCCAAGAGACGGTACATCCATGACCTGTTCCTGAGTAAAATATTTTTTACTCACAGCGTTAAGCACAGTCATGGGGATACGAACACTGGCCTGACTCCAAGATTCACCAAGAAATGCCTGGATAGTTCTGTATCCGATACCCTGGGTTTTGGCATCTTTGAACTGTTTTTTGGTAAAGATAGCATTATCACCCAGTTCATCTATATAGTCATTGAAACCGGAGAAATCAGCAAGCTGTTTTTCAAGCTGTCCATGAACCTGTCTTACAGTTTCAAGAATGGAGTGAATACCACCACCCCAACCTTCTTTATTCTCATTGGCCATGATCCGGATCATTTTTTCATCAGATATGAATTTGATGGGAACGTCCATTGTGTCCCAATTCATTTCTCTCAATACGTCAATCCTGTGATGACCATAAGCAAGCTCAAACTGCGCTTTACTTGTATCCAAAACGCCGGTATCCAGCAATTCAGCAAGATGTTTGGCATCTTTAATGGTAGTACCGTCAGGCAGTTCGTTATTCCTGCACCTTACAAGCAGATTGTCCCAGAAATCAGTCTGTTCAATAGATTCTCTGATCTCTGCTTTTTTAGTGTCCTGAGTTGGAAACCGTACACGATCACGATTGGGATTGTCAAGGATGTTCTTAAGTTTTAATGTAGGCATATTGCCTCCTTTTAAAGTATACTACCATAAAGTATGGCAGCTAAAATGTGGCAGTCGTTGCCGACTACCGAGTAAATTGTGTCGATTACGGTTACACCATGTAACTGTAATCGCCCTCCGTGTTGTCCACCGCCTGCGTCCCTCATGTGCGGGCGTTCCTTTATATATAACTTGTTGCTTGAGTCCATAACTAAAAATGCTCCTATTCATGGTGGGATGCTCTATCCATCTTTCGTCTGCCCGTTTAAGGTTTGCCCTACTACCGGCACCCACCATAGGAGCCGGGTTCAGGCAAACTTTCGTTTTACCTTTTGGTAGTCTGTGATGACTACCGAAACACTGTTCTTTTTTCATTTTATCTACCTATATTATACCATATTCTAACACAAAAGTCAAGCTAATGGGCAATTATTATCAAGAAAAAGTGCCCATGCATCTCGACCGTCCATACTGCCATAATGAAAGGCTTCAACGGCAGCAAAGCCGCTCAAGCCCTTGGTTATGGTAGTCTGTGATGACTACCTGTTTTTCCACATAGTCCATAGCACCATTAATGCTATCCCGCCTATAATCAGGTAAAATTCCCCTGTTTCATTTATAGTATCAATTATAAATTCCATTTTATTTCACCACATGATTCTTGTATTGAGTATAGCCGTATTTATTCACATACCGTAATTTTACCCGATCCTCTATACTAAAATCCCGGATACTGCATAAACGATTATCCTCCTTATTGAATAAAGCATCAATCCTGAAATCTTTACCATCCTCGAAATCTTTGGCCACAGCTTTGGCAGTTTGATATTTTCTACCATACGCCGGATTTAACGCTACCCCATTTAAACTACTCATTTTATTACTCCTTATCTTGTTTATCCGCCCATATATATACTATGAGCACTATAACTCCAGTAGCTACAGCGCCCGATTCTCTTGGTGTCAGATTAAAGCCAAACATACACAGGAATGATATTGCAAGCCCGGTCGTAAATATCCCGGCAATAACACCCGTACATTTAAAAAATTCCTTCATTTTGTCTCCTTTTAATCAATCCATTCAAAATACAGCCCTTGTGTTGACCGTTGAACTATTCTTTTAGCAACTTCAAAACTGTCAGTTCTAAAAATTAAGTCGCCATCTGATCTGTAAATCTTATACATATGATAACCTCCTTTATATATATTTACGGTTACACCTTGTAACCGTAATTTATTTTTTACTGTCATACTACCATAAAGTAACGGCAGTAATCACGTCCTTTATATGGTAGTATGATAGCAAAAAAGAAAAAATAAAAAAGGTAGTCGGTAAAGACTACCTTTTAATTGTGTATTATGTTTTTTGATACCCTACTTTTATAGTTAAACTGTTTTATTCGGTTGTTTCCGTTTCCATTTTTTCCGCTGCCAGACTTTCAGCTTCCATGATTGAAATTGGGCAATTTTCTCTGATAGTACCTGCTATGGGTATCATTAATTCTCTCAATTCATACCATTGAGAATCCGACACCTTTTTATCTTTTTGGGCTTTGTCTGACTTTTTGCTCAAACTTTCAAGCATGGCTTTTAATTTTTCAAAATCGGTTTTCTCTTCCGGTTGTTTATCCTCAAATTTTGTCCATATTGTGCGGGGACTAACACATGTCTGCATTGTGTCTTGATACCATCTTGCCATGTCTTTATGACTTGATTCTGATATCTTGGTAATAGCTGCCTGGTCTGGTTTGCTAAAACATGTGTCATAGTCGCAATTTAACAGCGTATTGAGTAAGGGTTTGAATTTTCTATTGCCTTTTGTTTCAATCGCTGCCTTTACAGTATTGCTAAAAGCCATTAAACTTTGAAGGTTTTTTAAACCATTGTCATACCTTGTAGTGTTAAGCCATGTTTGCATGTCAACCAAGTCGTCATGTGTCAAATTTGTGTCATTTTTAAACTTTGCAATTTCAACTTTTGTTACTTTGTCGTTTTTGTCGTTTTTGTCGTTTTTTGTATCAGTCATTTTATTTAATATCCTTATATATAATGTATACTACCATAAAATATGGCAGCGATTGAATTTTACGGTTACAACAAGTAACCGTAATTATTTACGGTTACAACCTTGTAACCGTAATTCCATACCTATATAAAAGTAGGATACCAAAAAACATAATTTTGTTTTCCTTGTAACCCTAATGAAAGGTTATAATCAAGGCTGTATATTCTCGTATACTCTTTGGTGGTACTCACAAATTGTCAAACATCGATCGCACGTTTATATATAAAAGCAATTGCCATGCCACCCGGTAAAAATAAATGATGTTTATTTTATGATAACATTGTTATATGTAACGATATCAGCTACTTAAACTACCATAAAAATAACGGCGATATTGACGATATTGGCGATATTCTGCCCATGCATACTGACCGTTACGATATCGTAGCGGCGAAATGACGATATTACCCTAATATTACAATAATGTAATAAAATCGTCCCATAATATTACCTTTGACACTCCACAAAACCAGACAAACTACCATAACTATCCGATATCATTACCGATAGTCGGCACAGACTACCTCCACTATATTATTACATAATTGTAACTAAATAACTGCCCTAATCGTCCCTAACTACCTGATATTACTGGACAAACTACCATAATCAGCCCGTTTGTTACATTTATGTAGGATATGTGGGGCAGTAGTCTGTGCCGACTATCAAGCAAGAAACATGCCATACAATGTTTCAATGGGCAAAATAGTTGCCAATGGGCAAAATAGTTTGAAACCTTTAGGTGGAATAGGGCCAGACTACCTGTCAGAGGGGATTCCCAGGGCGAAAACACCACATTGTAGTATACCACAATGTGTAAAACGTGTAAACGTGTATTTGTAAGTACCTGAAATCATTGAAGAAAACACGTTTACACGTTTTCAAGCACTCTGAGTAAAACCCCTATAGCAATTTAGACATTTAACAATCTGGACCTATATTTTTATAGACTTTATGTGTTTATGTGTTTTAGTGTATAATTACTCAAAATATCTAATGATTACAGATACTTAGCAAAGTGGTCTTTCTGACACATTTACACATTTTGAAAAGCTTTACCTGCTACTCTGCCCATTGGCAATAACCTGCCCATTTAACAGGTAGTCGTTACCGACTAATGGTAGTATGGTTGACTGGTTGACTGGTTGACTGGTTGACTGGTTATATAATTGTATATATAACTGCATAAATCAGGATGAAAAGTGCTTTTTGCTGTCGTGTATATAATTGATGCCACCCCCCGGAATGCTGCGATCATTATATATTATGGAATAGTAGGCACGTATTTCCTACTACAGCGCCCCGGTAATGGGCAATTATTTCCCAAAAAAAGTGTCCAATTACTTGACATTTGCATTGGAATATGGTATAATATAAGTATAAGAAAAAGTAAGAAAGAACATGGCCTCCGTGGCCGCCGCCGGTAACGGCGGTAGTCGGCAACGAGCACTCTCTAATCCCACAGATGAGGACTCTAAAAACCTTCTACCGCCGCTGCCGAACCCTTATGGTAGTATAGAAGAATAGGAGATGATATGAAATGACTGATTGGGAGTTAATCAAAACACAGTATGAGGTTCTCGGAAAGGGCGTCAAGGAGCTATGCGATGCTCACCACGTCACTTCTGGCATCCTCGAATCTGCTATTGAGCATGGTGAGTGGACTTCCCCATCGTCTGATCATGCGGATCATGCGGATCATGCGGATCATGCGGTCGGTATGCATGGGCAGTCTGCACCGACTGCCCCACCGCCAGAGCAGAGTGAATTAGAGAAGCTGAACGAGAAAGCTACTTTACTGCACGCTCGACATCAGAATACTCTGATTCCCAAGTACATTGAGATCGAGACTACCTTCTTATCGCGGTTAAAGACTAAAGCGGGAAACTTCACGGAAGCAACAGAGGCAAAAATGATAGCAGACACACTGGCTATCATCAAACCTGCCATAATGAAACAAGCCGATGCCAAGAATGCTAAAGGGGCAGAAGGCGGCTTATTCGGGTCCAGCGGTCGGATTATGGTAGTAAACCAATTTCCAGTACCGCAGCCAGGTGACGATCATTATATCGCGCCTAATGCGGTCCTTATCGGTGAGAGTGCCGGTCAAGTAGTCGGCAACGACTACACTACAATCGAAATACCAGATACGGAGGATATGAACTAATGAGTAGGTCCTTACCCGACGGCTTTGTGCCACGTAAACACTATCAAGCGCCTCTATGGAACTCGGTTATGCAACCGGATTTTATGAGGGGCATGATGGTGTGGCCAAGGCGTAATGGTAAGGATCTGACATGTTGGAACCTGATTGTTGCCAAAGCTATGCAACGAGTAGGTTTATATTATTATATAGCGCCTTATTATAATCAGGCCCGCCAGATCATATGGGAGGGCATCGATGGCGGTGGTCGTCGGTTTATTGATTACTGCCCTGATTGGCTGATAGCAGGACAGCGAAATAAAGGCCGCGAAAAACAGGAGATGCGTCAACGACTCCCTAATGGTAGTATGATCAAGCTTTTAGGGTCTGATAAAATCGACAGTATCGTTGGTACAAATCCAATTGGCATAGTGTTTACAGAATTTAGCCTCCATAAACGCGGAGCCTGGGATTATCTGAGGCCGGTATTGGCCGAAAATGGGGGCTGGTCACTATTTAACGGAACACCAAGGGGGCAGGCTAATGAGTTTTACGAGTTGTACGATCTCGCTAATGATCCATCGAGTGCGTGGTATCTTCAACATTTATCTCGGGATGATACAGGTTTTCCTTCCCTTGAAGCGATTGAGGAAGATAGGCAATCGGGTATGCCGGAAGCGCTCATACTCCAGGAATATTACACATCTTTCCTGGCTGGCAACGTCGGTACGTATTATTCTACAGAAATGGAAATGCTGCGCCAAGAGAAACGTTTTACACGGGTTCCGTGGGACTCACGATACCCGGTTTACACGTTCTGGGACTTAGGTAAGAAGGACGCCTGCGCCATTTGGTTTGTTCAAGTAATAGATCAGCAGATTCGCCTGATCGACTATTATGAGCAAGTAGAAAAGTCCTTAATTTACCATATCAAGCAGGTTTTAGCTAAACCGTACATATATGGCGACCATTTCGCTCCTCATGACATAGCCGTTGAGGAGATGTCTACTAAAGTCAGCCGGTGGGATACTGCATCGGAGCATGGGATTGATTTTGTAGTAGTGCCCAAGCTTCCTATAGCAGACGGAGTGGAAGCGGTACGTCAAGTTCTACCACGGTGCTGGTTTGATCAAATGCACTGTGAGGATGGGGTCAAAGCGTTGAAACACTACCATAAAACGTATGATAAGAAGGCAGAAGTCTATAGTGAAGGACCAGCCAAGTCCTGGGCCAACCACGGTTCGGATGCTTTTCGTTATATGTCGGTGATGATAGATACGATTGCGGATTTTACCGCTTTCCGTAACGCCCCTCCACAGGTAATCAGGTGTGTTGGTAAATCGAACGTCATTTCTCTGGACAGATTCCGTCACCCAAGTGGTCGAATTCCAGTGAGTGGTATATATACTCAGGAAAATGGAATATATCGCCCACAAGTAATAAGGCGACGAGCTTAGGCAGTCGGCAACGACTACTAAAGGAGAAGATATGGATAATGTAAAGATCAGACAGAGAGTAGCTCAGCGGGCGGGAGAACGAGCCAACCTGGAAGGGATGTGGAAGTTAGTAGAACAGTTCATCAGCCCTTACAGGACTATGTTTTTCCATAGTAAAGACAGTGAAATGAGCGTGGACTGGCGTCTACGAGAGCTGTACGATAGTACAGCTATCTTTGCCAACCAGAATTTAGCTGCCAGCCTTGATGGTAGTTTGACTAATTCAGCTATTCAGTGGTTTCATTATGTATTTAAAGAACCGGAAGCAATGAATTACGTAGATGTACTAAAATGGCTGGAGGATTGTAATCGTATTACCTATACTTATCTAAATTCCTCTAATTTTGGGTTAGAAGCCAATGAACTTTACTTGGATTTAACTTCATTTGGGATAGGAGCGTTAGCCCAGGAGGAGGTATCCCGCCCTGATGGTAGTTTGGAAGGAATGGCTTTTGCAACATTACCTATTGACGAGTGGTATTTTGATCAAGATCATATGGGTAACGCCATAAACTTTTATCGGAATTTCTATTGGACGTCGGAACAGATACTGGAGAAATTCGGAGATAAAGGCATTCCTATGAACATACATGACGAGGCTATATCCGGGAACCGGAGCCAAAGAAGACACGAAATTATATATTGTGTCTATAAAAGGCGAGGCGGGGCTTTTGAAAATGTAGATACTTTCAGTATCCTTGAGCCTGATGCGCGGCCTTTCGGAGAAAAGTATTTTCTTAAAAACGATTTGACGGATTTGGGTACCGAAGGGGGAACTATGAACTTCCTGTATACATACCTCGCTGGCGTAAGGCCACTGGTTCTATTTGGGGCTGGTCTCCTTCTATGACTGCTATTTACGACACCCTTTCTTTGAATCAGTTAGTTGATTTAGTATTCAGTGCGGGTGAAAAAGCTATTGATCCTGCTATAATGACTACTAAGCGAGGTATATTCGGAAATATCGATTTATCTGCCGCCGGAGTGACTATAGTCAGTGATATGAAGTCTATGCAGACTTTCGAATCCAAGGCTCGGTTTGATGTGTCGGCTATTTCTAAAGCAGATTTACAACAGGCCATAGAAAGAGCGTATTTTATGGACCAGCTTCAGTTGAAAGAATCCCCGGCTATGACGGCTACTGAGGTTCATGCTCGTATCCAGCTCATGCAGCGTTTATTAGGTCCAACTTATGGACGGTTACAGTCTGACTTCTTAGATAAGCTACTGAGCCGCACCTTTAAAATTCTATATCGGAATCGTATCCTCCCTCCCGTGCCCCAGGTTGTGGTGCAGAATGGGTGGGAGCTAAATATAGATTATCTGGGCCCACTGGCTAAATCCCAGAGGTTTGATGATGCTCAGGCGATTGAACGAACGTTGGGTACGGCGGCTGGTATGGCGGAACAGTATCCCGGCATAACGGACAACATCAATGCGGATGAAGCTCTCCGCGAATTAGGGGACGTAGTCGGAGCACCTGCCCGGATATGGAATAGCCGGGTCACTGTAGAACAAACTCGGAAGTCTCGAATGGCTGCTATGCAACAGCAACAGCAGATAATGATGGCGCAACAGGGCGGAGAGGCTATGAAAGCGGTGGGTGAAGGCGCTCAAGCGATACAAGCTACTGGAGAAGAAGGAGGGCCAGAAACCTGATGTTTATAGAATTAACAAATACTGAAATGGATTTAATAGTCAGGATGTTCCATTCTCCGATAGGCGGAGAAGTTCGCGAACTACTTAATCGTAAGTTCGTGAACCGGACCAGTTTTGACGTCGATCCACACGTTATGAGTTTCAAAGAAGGACAGCGTTCCTTGGCTTTGGTTCTTGTTGCGGGGGCCAATGCCGCTAAAGTAGTCGGTAACGAGCACCTGGACGATGTGGATATTAACAATAGTGATTATACGGAGGGTTAATTAATGTTTTATTGGAGAGACAGCCTGTTAAAGAAGATTAAAATGGGTCTCATCAACGCGGAAGGCGGCGATGGCGACAAAGGAGGAGGCGATGGCGGAGATACTGGAGTTCCCGACTGGGCAAAAACTATGCCTGAAACAGTGCAAGGATGGGATGAAGTCAAGAACAGCGATTCATCTGAGAAATTCTGGGATCAAATGTCGAACCAGAGAAGCCGCCTTGGCAGATCAATCACGATACCTGGCGAAGATGCGGGAAAAGAAGATTGGGACACGTTTCATGGAAAACTTACTAAGCAAGTCCCGGGCTTAATGCCCAAACCAGATTTGGAGGACGACGATGCCAGAAGCGCCCTTTATGGTAGTTTGGGTCGACCGGATAAGCCGGATGGGTATGCTATACCAGAAGTGAAAGTCGAAGGCTATGATGATGCTATCGACATGACTCAGGCGGAGGAATTTCGGAATATAGCTCACAAGGTCGGACTTAATGGTAGTCAGTTTGACCAGATTGTTACAGCTGTTACAACCGCTAATGTACAGGCGGGTCACAAAGCGGCGGAGGAGAATATAGCGGCCCATAAAGAACTTAAAAAAGAATGGGGAGAAGACTATAATCGCAGAATGTCGTTAGCGACTAACATAGCAAAGTTGACGGATGCCCCAGAAGGGCTGTATAACGCACTCAAAGAAGGGCGGGGAGCGCCTCAGGACTATAAATGGTTGTTTGAGATTGCCTCTCGTTTCAAAGGTGAAGGGAAGAATCTTAGTGATGATAAAAACGATAAAAATGTATCAATGACCCCAGACGAAGCTTCTACCAAAATCAATGAGATTAAGAATAACAAACAACACCCTTACTGGGACAAATCCTTACCCGGTCATAATGACGCAGTTAAACGAATGACCGACTTATATAAATTGAAATCAGCAGGGGGATAGCCGGCCGGGTCCCCACAGTACCATAGTAGTATCCGGTCCTCTTCTTAGGGGGTAGCCATTGAGACGTTTCATTATTTATTAACCCTCTAAGAGGAGAAAAAACAAATGGCATACACAAATTACAGTGTAGACAGCGCGTTTATCGAGGCTTATAAAGCCAATGTTATTCAGCTGGCACAGCAGACTTTTGCTAAAATCCGCCCGTACGTTTCCGAGGAAGCAGGTACGGGAGAAGCATTTAACCATGAGAGACTGGCTGCTACAGACGCTATCGAGAAAACCGCTCAGCGTCATCCGACTGATCTTATTGATGACGTATGGGACAGACGTGTTACCACGCCCCGTACGTTCACCCATGCCCTGACTATCGAGCACGAGGATAAGGTTCAGATGTTAGCTGATCCGGAATCGGCTTATACCACTAATCAGGCTATGGCCATGGCTCGCCAGTACGATGATCTTATCATCGAAGCAGCTACCGGAGACGCCTTGGACGGAGACGGAACTCCCGTCGTTTTCCCTGCAGGGCAGGTAGTCGGGGACGGCTTGTCGCCCATCAGTTTCGATATGATGACAGCTGTTCAGGAGAAATTCCTCTCCAATGAAATCGACATGGACATTCCCAAAATTTGTCTTGTCGGGCCTACCCAGGTTCGTAAGCTCTTGCAGTTAACAGAGCAGACCAGTGCTGATTATGTTAGCACACAGGCGCTCCAGAAACTGAGTGCTTACGGTATCGTCCCCAACTGGATGGGGTTCACCTGGATTATGACTAACCGCCTGTTGATTCCAGCTGTAGGCGAATTGTCCTGTCTTGCGTTCACTTCTAAAGCTCTGAGCCTGGTTATTAATCAGGATATATTCACCAGAGTAGGAGAGAGAGCGGACTTGTCCTACATGATTCAGATATTCAGCCAGTTCACCGCTGGATGTTCCCGAATCATTGACGAAGAAATCGTCCACATCCACGTGGCCGATACTCTTTAATTAACCTGGAGGTAGTCGGCAACGGCTACCTCCAATTTACGGAGGTCGTATGACTGTAGGATGGAAACCCCTTAAAATCGGCCGACATAAGGAGAAAAGTATGAAAGAAGGATTGAATGTAATGGATATCGCGAAATACCATAAATGGCTTAAAGCGGAAGTACCTTTAAAAAAGATCGCCCGCAGATTACACACCAGTGTCGCTGTCCTTGAACGGCTGAACCCCAAAGCATGGACCGCAGCAGAAAAGAAACGCAAGGCTATAGAGGAGAAAGCGAGACAACAGAGGATAGAAAACAAAAAGAAAGCAGATATCCTGGTAGAGACTGCCGCGAAGGTTATGTCTGACTCGTCTCCTTCATTGGAGTTGTAAGTAGTCGGCGCCGACACCTTATGGTAGTACACCTTAAAACAGAGGAGAAATAAAATGGCAAAACAAATTATAATTGCAGTAACTCCAGACAGGCAGGCGGATAAGCTATCATGTGTAGCTTCTCAGGCTGTGGGGGATGTACTACCAGCAGCCCCAGATAACTGTGTTATCTATATGGGGGACGATGTAGCAATGCATCGGAAGCTCGAAGTCTTGGAAGGTTTACGGTGGCTTTGGAATGGAATTAGGGACAGGGATTTATTGAATCCCATAACTTCGCAGCCGGATTTTGGCCCGCTGTATAGCGCCGCTCCTATTGATCGACTGGTGGAGGCGTTTCGACTTACCTCCTGGAACAACGTATCCGGCATTAATTCCACTATGATTGCGATAGGTATCGGAATTAACTTGTTTGGAGAAGGTGCGACTAATATGCACGAGAGTGCCTTTGCTATGTTGAGGGACTATCTTCGAGAGCTTAAGAGCGGCTTTCCGGTATAAGGAGGATTAAGACATGAATCAGATAAATGATTGTATAGCAGCATTAGAGGGTGGGGGTCAGTATAACGATCAGTTACTGGCCTATTATCAAGCTAATGGCGCCGTTAGTGGCACTCTTAATGATGCGGCTAAAGAGTTCTTTATTGCTCAGGGGGTCGGCGCCGACCACCTGAATGATTGTTGGTATGAATTTTTAACCGGGCTGGGTTATGAAGGTACAGTTAATGATATGCTGTACCAATTTTTCTGTATTGATGGTGGGGTTGCAGGCACTGTCTTTAAGGTAGACTTTACCAAATCTCCGCCCACGGATGTCATAACAGGACAGCCAATGGATGCTACTGCCTTAGCTGCTTTGCTGGCGGGTAGACCCAAGGATATGAACAGTGGCGAACTGGCAGGCGCGGGGGAACCCACAATCGGCCCTCAGGGGTTGTTAACTTATGGTAGTTATACAAACCTGGTTCCGTGGTCGGAGGATATAAGCAATGCAGCTTGGACTAAGCAGGCCGGAGTTACTATTGCTGATGAAGGAGAAAGTATTTGGCGAATAGATTTTGATGACCCGGCTACAGAGATAGGAGTGTATAGTGTAACTCCAGACCCCCTACTTATTAACACTACAGTGATGCTATCGGTTGAATTAAGATCGGATACAGGGGAGGGTACGGTTAGGTTAGCCGACTCCAGTGGCCAGCTGTCTCCTACTCTTGAGGTTATTTGTAACTTGACTTCAGAATGGAAGACGTACATTTTAACTGGCTTTTTAAAAACTGAGTCCCGGCCAGGAGTATGGGTGCGTAGTTTGGAAGGAGGACTATCTTCTGTATTAATGCGGCATCCTCAGCTTACTGAAACTCCGTATCGCATGCCTTACATGCCGACGAATACCTTGATGCCCTTAGACATAGAGTTGGTACTTAATGGAGATTTTGCTACTGATACTGTTTGGAATAAAGGACCGGGTTGGACGATATCTGGAGGAGAAGCTCATTGTGATGGAACCCAAGTATCGGGAACGTCTCTGAGTCAGCCGGGTTTAACTCTGGGCAGTACCTATGAAGTGCGTTTTACTGTGACGGCTCGAACTGCGGGATTAGTTAGATTCGCTTCAGGGGATTTTGTAACAGACTATGTGGGTGCTATAGGAGATTATGTATATCAGGGAACGGCAACAACTGGGTCAGGGAATATTAATTTAAACGGCGATCTCGATTTTATAGGGTCTGTTGATAATGTCTCTGTTAAAGAGGTGGTTCCCGTACCAGTTACTGTACCAGATAACTTCTCCAACACTGGTATTGGCTATATGTGGGACTTCTTAAACGTGCCAAAGTTGTTTGATGTATTAAGGCAGGAGTTGGGTGTTAATGTGACCCCCGGCACGTTTGATACTTCGTCTGGAGCAGTATCTTTCGTTGCCGGTGAAGTAGTATTTAACGAACCGGATGGGGCTTATGCAGTGGCAACATGGGACGGGGTACTGGAGATCGGTAAAACTTATAAGTTGAGCTATACTGAGATAAGTAATATCAGCGGCTATCCTAAAATAGTAGACGGCATAGCCTCAGAGTGGCCACTTTATGGGGGGTCAGAAATTGTCATCTTTGAAGCGGATGCGGTGAACCTTTCTATGGCCCGGTCCCCCGTCGACGTAGACAACATCTTTACCTTTACATTAGAGGTCCAAGAGTATACGCTTGGCACCGGTCAAGGTGGAATTGTAATGGACTGGATACCGTATATTCCCAGTGACCTTCTGGCTACGGAGAATATAAGTATATTAGATGTACTTGGGGAGGGGTTGTCTGGGCTGTGTTATACCAATTCTTCGGGGGCACTTCGTGTCTATGACGGCGTAACGGCGGTTTTTGCTTCGGTTCCTTGGGTAGTAAACAAGGGCTACCGGATAAAAATAGCATGGGGTACTCATTCAACGGAAGGGTCAGGCAAAATGCAGATAGCGGTAACTGATGGAGTGGATGTATGGACATCTGATATATTAGACTTCGATGGGTCCTTCGACCCAGTGGCTTATTTCAGTATGGCTTGGGGGAACTTGCGCCCCATGATCATTAAGTCAATAATCGTAGTTGATACACCGCGTAACTGGTAGACTACCATAAGGAGAAACATTATGAAAGATACAGATATATGTAATATAGCTTTAGGGTGGTTGGGCGGAAACCTTATAATGAGTATGGATGACGACACTACCGAGGCAGACCTTTGCCAAGCTAATTACGAAACTTCTATTAAAGCTACCTTAGAAGCGGTGGATTGGACTTTCGCGAGAGGGAGAGCTCGTTTGGTTCCTTTAGTAGGTGAAGTGATCGGTACCGACTACAGTACTCGGTTTGCTCTTCCTCCAAATTGTTTGGTGGTTCGATTTGTGTCTGTTACAGGTACCTACAGAGACACTGTTACTTGGGAAAAAGAGAGACATGAGCTTCTGGCAAATGATAAAGTACTGTTTATTAAGTACACTGAGTATGCCACTGATCCTAATAAATATACTTCTAAGTTTATCCATTTAGCGGCCTCACAGTTAGCCGCTGATATCTGTGTTCCCTTAACGGCATCTAAAACACAGGAGAAAATGTTGAGGGGAAAAGTGGAGATGCTGATTGATCAAGCAGGAGGATCAGACGGAGTACAAAGTCTGCCTCAGAAAGTAACAGCTAATACTATGCAGAAAGCAAGATTCAGACATATCGGAGGTTACTAATGGCCAAACTTCATCCCATACAGCACGCATTTATAGCAGGAGAAGTATCTCCTTTGACCGAGATGCGGTTTGATTTAGAGGCCAGAGCATACGGATTGAGAGAGTTGGTTAACTTCTTTATCCATCTCCAGGGTCCGGTGGAAACTTCTTACGGATTTGAGTATGTAGAAGATATGATGGGCAATTTTGGCAGGGTATTTCCTCTTTATGTGGCGGTGTTTTCTGGTTTCATTGTTACTGTTACTACGGACTCCGTATATGTTAACGACCAAAACGGGTTTGTAAGTAAACTGGATTTAACGGTTAATGGCGATTTCTTAGATGGGGGAGTAGGCTGGACTATAATAAATGTAGGAGCAGCTCAAGTAATATTCATAGGAGGAGCCTGCTCTCTTAGTCCAGGGAATCCGGCGAGTCATAATGCGGGGATAACCCAAGAAATAACTACCGTTATTAGCGAACCTCATTCATTCGAGATTCAAATTGTTAGCGGCACCGGCCCCATGGTAGTATCTATAGGCACAGCTGAGGGGTTAGATAACTTGTATCCAGCAACAACTCATTACGGGGAAGGCACTATCGTTATACCGGATATAACGACTTCGGAGACTACTATGTGGCTACAGTGTGTTTGTACTGGTGGTTCAGAGGCTAAGGTACTCGATAAAATTGTCTGTCTTAATACCTCTACTACTCCTGAAACCGTTGTTTTCCCGTCTCCTTGGGCCAGTGCTTCTGAGATAGCGGAAATTCAGACTAAGATGGCTCCTGGAACGACTGATTTATATATGACTTCTCTACATGTTCCTATGCAAATAATATCCTATGACAGGGTGACTAAGAATTGGACTTTCGGGGCAGCTGCTTTTACCGATCCTCCCGCAGTATGGACGGATCGTAACTATCCCGTAGCTCTGGAATTTTTCGAGGGTCGTTTGTATTTAGGAGGACCTCCCGATAGTCCTGAAACTTTTTGGGCTTCACGTCCTCGTTCGGCTGCTACACTCGATTCCTACTTACATTTTACTTTGGGAGACAACCCCGACGATGCTATCGAGCATTTCATTGAGCGCAGGGGGGCTATTAGATGGATAGCCGGGGCCAAGAATTTAGTTATAGGGACTGAAAATTCTGAGCATATCATTACTTCTTCTGAAGGAGTGATAATGCCAGGAGATATTAAGTCTACTATTCAGAGTACTCACGGATCTATTCAGATGCAGGCGATCGAGGTTGGAAACGAAATTTTATTTGTTTCCTCTGACGGTAGAAAGCTCCGATCAATGGGGTATGAATGGACTAAAGAAGCCTGGGCTACTAAGGATGTCACGTTTGCAAGTGAGCACATAACCAAGGATAATCAACTGGCACAAATTCACTATGCCGCTAATCCCCATAGTTTAATAGTAGGGCGTACTCTACAAAATCAAATTATAGGGTGTTCTTTTGAACCTCAATCCCAGAATGGTGGGTTTTTTAATCGGACTACCAAGGGAAAAGTAATGAGTACATGTGTGTTATCTTATGCAGGCCGGGACGAGATATGGGCTTTAGTTGATCGAGATGAAGAAGGTCCCATGTTATCATTAGAGCGTATTACTGGGGACACGGATAATATAAAACTCGATAGCTATCAGCATTTCTTGAGAGACGTCGATGATCCTACCGATACTTTTTCATCCCCTCACTTAGGGGGTATGGATTGTCAGGTATTAGCTAATGGGGCCGTTCATAAAAACGTGACTCCAGAGTTGGACGGGACTTTTGTTTTAGACTATGCCGCTTACGACGTGTACATAGGCTTGCAGATATCATCTAAGATGGTAACTCTACCAAGGGATGACGGTATGTCCATGGGAGGTTTTATGAAAGGGAGTGCTTTACCTGCTACAAAAAGGTGGGTTAAGCTATATGCTCGTATTCTGGATTCCTGGAAGCCTATTATTAATGGCAGACGACCTCCAGAGAGGGGAGGAAGTTCTACTATGAATGTGATAGAGCCGGCCATTACAGAGAATGTTAAGATAGTTAACTTGGGGTGGGCGGAAGATCCTGTAATAACTATTGAGCAAGACCTACCCTTAAAAACTATAGTAGTGGGGATTTATGGAGAGTCAGATCAGGAGGCGTTATAATGGGTACTGAAGATACTATAGAAATACACGGAGCAGTAGAGGTTCGGCCTTATCATAAAGGAGACGTGTCGGAGGGTGCTCCGTGGAGAGAAGCTTTCGATATCCAGGCTCTGGAAGCAGGGTTTGCGGCCACAGCATCGGAGACTATAACTCTCGAAGGGAGGGTTATCGCAATCATGTCTATGACCCGACACAACGACCATGTAGCAGGAGTAAACATGGTGGTTAATGACAGAGTAAGGGAATGTCCTAAAGCTTTTTCTAAAGCTGTTTTAGGTGCTCTGGAATTCTATTCAATACGAGACCAACTGACTAAAGTATATACTCTGGTCAGAGATGATAACGATATGTATAGGATGTGGATTGAGAGATTAGGGTTTGTAAAAGAATACGTAATGAAAAATGCCGGGGAAGAGCACCAGGATATGGTAGGATACGCCTATTTTCCTAAAGTGCTCGGCACCGATCACTTAAGATTATAAGGAGGCGTACCATGGCACCAGTAGCAGTAGCAGTAGCAGGGTTATTTATTTCAGCAGCAGGAGCGATTCAGCAGTATAAAGCCGGTAAAGACGCTAAGAAGATAGCGGCACAAAATGCGGCAGCTTCACAGCAGGCGACGGAGGAGCTTAAACGTAAGACGGCTAAGGAACAGAAGTACACAGAGTCCTTAGCTCGTGCTCGTGCAGCCGCTTCCGGCGTAGGAGGAGGGACTACTGATATCTATATGGCTGCTTTAGAAAAGTCAGGCAGGGACGAGTTAGATTGGATGTCTGTTGTGGGGGCTTCCGAGGCTAATGCAGCCAAAGCCGCAGGGGTAGGAGCCCAGAATCAAGCTATGTCAGGATTCTGGGGATCGATGGGCAATGTGGCTCAGTACGGAGGACAGGCCTATCAGAGTTTTCAAAGCCCTCCCGCAACCACTTAATTAAAAGGAGTCTAACTATGAGACTACCAAGACATACGAACCTGCCTGTACGTAAGCTCGCTGAGCAGGATGTGATGCTACCTGTTTCTACAGCTAATACTCGGATGGCCATGTTAGATTCCGTTATCCAAGTAGGGGAAGTTATCACAGGAATAAAAGAGCAGGAAGACCGAGAGGCGCTGGCTTCTCAAAAAGAGAGGGACGCATACGATAAGCGGATCGGCGATTTAAAGAAAGCTGATGCAGCGGCTAAACGTAAAGCGGATGCCGCACAATCCGCAAAGATTGCCAAAGATATGGCAGAAGCGCAGAAAAAGTATAATACCACGCAGCTAAAGATACAACAGGACAAAGCCTCCCAGTTTACTCTTCAACAACAGGCGAACCGATCTCGGCGTTATGGTAGTATGACTCATATTAGTAGCAATGAAATACCTCCCGATGTTTTAGCCAGTATGGGAAAATCATTCGAAATACCGACCTCCGTAGCTATGCACGAGGTTGGTCCTGAAATGGAGTTACATGCCGCTCGAAATGATATCGAAGAAGGGGCTAAACTCATAGAGGATAAAGATGCCGCAGCTATTTGGGTAGCAGATGAAACACGTAAAGCCATGACTACTTATGTATCTTCTGTCCAGAAAACTAATAATCAACAAAAGGTGGATGCGGTAACTCAGGCCGTGGATACTGTTAACGACTTTATGGCGACGGGCAACGCATTGGAAGCGCTACAATTTATCCAGTCTTCGAAGGTGCTCAGCACCGAGCACAAGGCTGAACTGACTAATGAAGTTACTCGGACTCACCAGCTTAACCAGATTGAAGCGGTTGCTGTGGGAGGGGACAAGGTAGAATTGGAGTCTTGGATAGAGGGTATCACAAATGACGATCCCTCAATAACATCACACATACAAGATAAATTAGTAGCGTCTCGGAATAAGCTAAAGACTGCTTTAAATGAAATCCAGAGTTCAGAAGATGCCACTCTTACACAGAATGATCCTATTATGAGAGAGGATATTGACCTTAACGTAGAGCAAATGAAAAAAGGAGTGGTTCCAAGTACAGAGACACAAGAGGAGCAGGAGGCGTGGGCTAAAGAAAATGATCCGAAAAGGTACCGAGACCTTATGGTAGCACGGACGATGCAGCCGGAAATTCCCGGTCTTAAGAAAGCTCATATATCTGATAAGCCAGCTATTATTGACAAGGCCATTGATTCTATGAATGTTAGTGATGTTAAGAAAGAAGATGCGAGGGACTATTTGAATGGGGTGGCAGAACAGTCATGGAAAGATTTAAATGATGATCCTGCAGGAGTGACGGAAGAATGGAAAATAGGGGGAGACGTAGAACCCCCGGAAGACTTCTTTGGTAGCGACTTTGGTCGGTTTCTCCTACAGAAGGGTCCGGCTAATAAGTATATAGAATCCAGTTTGAATCAGAAAGGATGGTATTTATCTAATAGCATGGCCGCTGAATATATTGATTCTGTGACTTCTGCTGAACCTGGTAAACAATTACAGTCCGTAACTACTGTAGTAGAATCCATAGGTAAAAATAATGCCAGGGATTTATTTAATCGGTTAGGTGATAAAGGCCTTCCGGGGTATCTCGTAATAGCGGGAGTTAACGCAGCTTCGGGGACAGCCAGTGGATTAGCCGCAGCAGAAGCTATAATCGAAGGGAATCAGTTGATAGGAGGAGATTACGACTTAGACGGGCGAGATGCTACTTCTCGTAACGCCTCCTTACGGAGAGAATTGGGCGAGACTTTTGCCTTAGACGGTAATCAGCAGGATTATATAGACGCATTAACCTCGGCCTACCGATTTCATGCTTATCAAGCTCAGGACATGGACGGTAAGCATAAAATCAAATACGCCCAACGAGCCTATAGAACGGTATTCGGTGGCGATCCTGTGGTATTCAATAGTCAGCGCATACTACCATCAGAAAGGGGAGAGAATACTAAGACTTTTAAAAGAAAGATTAAGAATATCCACCCTTCCACATATAAGGATGCTCAACCTCTGGCAGAAGGTTTAACGTATGATCAGTTGTTAACAGACATAGTGTCGGGCGATCTCAAGTTAAAGAGTTTATCTTTCAACAGATACAAGGTTATCGGAATGGGCACTGACGGTCAGCCGTTTTCTATTGTCCGGTATGCTAATAACTCAGAATTTATTTTCAGCGTACCAGAGACATACTTTACTCGTAAAGCAGTAAAAGAGTTTGGAGAAGGTACTGAACTGTCTGAACGGCAGACTCAAACCGCTATTGATCAGAGGACCGCTGATAAAAGAAAACAGCGAACTCAGAAAAACGTTCAAGGTTCTTTACAGAGATTAGAGTCAGGGAGACGAGCCGCTACGAAGATGATGGAAACTGGTATTAGTTTTGAATAATGGTAGTAAGGAGGAAATATGGCAGATGAATTTGATCTGAGCGCACCATCGTATGCGCCAGATACAACAGAAAAAGCAGGCTTCTGGGAAAACGCCTATAGGTCTGCTGCTCAAGTGTTTAGGGAAGGAAATGTTCCTCTGATACCCGTGGACTCCGATGCTGAAAAACAATTAAAAGTTAAAATGTATGAAGATGTCGAAGCTGGTTTGATAGATAAAGGAACGTTTAATAATATGATGACAATGGGGATTGATGAAGCTCTTGAATATATTAATACCGAGACTCAGTTATCCGGTTATCCTATTGTAGAAGATTTATGGGCCGATGTTAAATCAGAGAATGAGCGGAAGCATATGGAAGATGAAGAAGTCCGTGACCGGTCGGGGGTAATGGGGGACATAGGGTATTGGTCAGCTCAAATAATGACACCTATGGTCAGTCCTGCCTACTGGCCAGGGATGGTATACGGTGTTGGAACCGCCGCTACTTTTTCTCAGGCTTTCTTACGAACCGGAGTAGTCGAGTTAGGAACACAGCTTATTTCTCAGCCTGTTATAGCCGACCAGCATGAGCAGGCGGGTATTAAATACGGGAAATCTGATATGTTGGTTAACGGCCTGTTGAGCGTAGGAGGAGCAGGGGTTATATCTGGTCTTACTACCATTCCTTTTAAACAGATAAAAAGTTCCTGGATACAGAAATTCCAAACAGTTGCAGATAAAGAGGGAGTGGGTTCTTCTGTAAAACCTGATTTAGATTTAATAACCAGTGTTAAGGAAATGGCTCCAGACAGGCCTGTGACAGAATTTATAGACGACGTTGTCACTTCTCAGAAAGCTCAGGATGGCAAACCGGCTGCGTTAAAGACGGATGGAGAAGTGGAAGAGGCGGCAAGTAGTCGGCAACGAGCACCGGAGCCTGAGCAAATAGTGGATGAAGTTATAGCAGCGGAGAACTTACAGAAGCAATCTCGTTTAGACGAGCTGACTAAGAAAGAACAGACTGGTCCTCTTACTGAGCGGGAAATGGATGAATTTGATATGTTGGTTGATGAGCTTAAAGCTGTCGAGCCTGACCCAATAATAGCAAAACATACGGAAGAAGTAGCTAAAGAACTGGAGCAAGTACAAGAGGGTTCTAAAGTATTGGATGAACTAACAGACTGTACTATGTAAGGAGACAACATGGCCGATTGCGAAGATTTAATAAACAGTGCAGCATTAGACAGTGAGCTTAAAGAAGAGCTAATGGAAGCAGTCGAACAAGGTGACACAGAAATGTTCGAAAGCCTCCTTAATCGGGCTAAAAAAGGGTACGATGCTAAGGAAATGGCACTGGAAAACAGGATAAAAAAGAGGGCGGAGTTAGAAAAATACCATGCAGAACGAGCCGCTGGTGCCAAGAACCCTGCTAAGGAGCGACAGAAGTCTTTTGAAGACGAGTTCTCTGGTAAAGGCTACCGCTCCAGGGGCAAGGGTACGTCGTTAGATACAGACATAAGCTCTTATAAAGGGCGGCTCATGATAGCGGCAATGGATTTAATGGAATCTATTAAGCCTAAGTTTATGCGACCCCGACAGACTGAAAGACTCCAGCGTGCTACCATGAAAGCATACTACGAAGGCACGGAGGGTTTGAGTAAGGGAGCTGATGCGGTATCTAAACAAGCAGAATTAGCGGCTAAGTCATTACAGAAACTTGACGATGAAATGTACAAGTTAAAAACTGATATGGGCATAGAGGTAACTTATCGGGAGAAATACGGTATACCTATAAAGCATGACCCTGCTAAAATGGAGGCTATGGGGGAGGAATCCTGGGTGAAATTAGTACAAGATTCCGGGATGGCCGATACAGTAATCCCTACTCCTACTCAAGCAGCTAAAGGAGTAACTCGTGAGTCTATATTACGAAAGATGTATAATAGTATAACGTCTTACGAAGTCATACAAGACGAAGACCTTTTGAACAAGGTGCTCGGTACCGGCTACCGGAAGCCTTACATGAAAGAACGTATACTGCAGCCTACTTCGGGGGACGGTATGATGGATTACATGAATGCTGCCGGAGCTGCGGACAATATATACGATGCAATGGTGCGTAAGATAGATATGGTGAGCAGAGAACTGGCGGCCACCCGTAAATTCGGCATAGACTATGACAGTAATGTCAAGTGGTTAGCTAATCAAGTAGGTAAGGCGGCCAAGAATCCCAAGGTAGCTAACACGGGTATCGCTATGTGGGAGAGGCTTATGAATAGAGCGTTACCGGGGGAATCTACTCTTTTAGTGAATCTCTTAGGCGATGTTCGCGCTCTCATGGTTATTACTAAACTCCCTGCTACTGTAATAACGGCAGTATCAGATGTTAATTTTACATCTACCGTAACTTTCATGCACGGCTATAAGCCTCTAATACGATTCCAGCGTAATTTGGCTAAACTTAAGCCCGGATCAAAGTCGGACAGATATACGGCAGGTAAGTTGGGATTGGTAGTAGACGACGGTATGAGATACTTAGCTAATAGCACGGACTGGAAAGCTATGAATGCTCACAGGGGTTTTAAACAAGCAGCCAATATGTCTACTAATATATCTTTGTTGTCTCCCTGGACTCAGATGATGAAGAGAGCGGCGGGGCTGGATATACTGGCTAATGTAGGGGCGGTTTCTGACCCAAAAGGACAGTTCCTTAAAACACTGCAACGATACGGTATATCTACAGAAGAATATAAAGTGCTACAAGACGGCCTTACTACCATTAGCGGAGTTAAATTTGTAGATGTCAATAGCCCTAAAATACCCGATGACTTAAAAATTAAAGTACTATCTATGGCCCATTCCGAGATCAATCTCATGGTACCTGAGATGGGAGTAAAAGCAGCAGCTATAATAACTGGTCGAGCTAAGGTTGGTAGTGGAAAAGAAGCGGTATTCTCCACGTTGACCCAATTCCAGGGGTTTGGTGTGTCTCAGTTCTTTACTCATATGGTAAGAACTCTGGATGGTTTCGCTCAGAGGGGGTCGAGCGCATTATATGGACCAACTCTGTTAGTGGGAGGAATGATGATGGGTCATATAAGTTTATCCTTAAACGAGATTAACAAAGGTAACGATCCTCGTAAGTTGATCCTACCTGATGGTAGTATGGACAAAGAATACCTAATGGAGTGCTTCTTAAAATCAGGATTAGTAGGGCCATTAGGAGACTACATATTGACTGACCCCACATTATGGGGTGGGTTAGCTAAGCGAGCTGTGGGGCCTGGGTTAGGTACCGCTATAGATGCGTTTACCATGATAGCCGGGCCGTGGCATGATGCAGAAGCATCAGCCGAGAGCATCTTTAAAGAGATATATCCTGCCGGACTCTTGTCAGCAGCAGAAAAGAATGCTTTCTTTACTCGGTTACCCGTAGCCAGGGCAGCATGGGACCATACAGTAAGCAAGTTTATGCACCAATCTATCGACCCCAGATACTGGGATAAGCGATCTCAAGTAGACCAGAGAATGAGTGACCAAGGTCGAGGAAGATTCTTAGAAGAACAAAGAATGCCCGATATTAATTTATTTCAGTAGTCATTGCCGACTACCTAAATGAGGAGGCTGCATGAGTATTATACCTAATTACGTCGTATCATTAAGTAACCGGATCGACCATGACCCGGACGGGATTCAAACAGACTTCCCGTTCGATTTTCAGGTAAATGCCACTGATCTGATGTACGTATATGCAGATGGAGCGGACTATCTGGAAGAGTTTAGCATAACGGGATTAGGTGACCCCGTAGGAGGAGTGGTCAGTTTCACAGTTGCCCCTGATGGGGCTATAAGTATACTTACTCTTATGCGGATACTGCCCTTAACACAAGAAGTGGTGTATCCCGTGTATGGCCCGTTCCCTGCTAAATCTCACGAGAGTGCATTAGATAAGTTAACTTGGATAACTCAACAGATGGATGAAGAGTTAGGTAGGGCGCTTAAGATGCCGATTAATGGTGAGCCAGAAGCGGGTATTTTGCCTCCTCCCGCTCCAGGGTACACTCTTGTTTGGAATGTAACCGGATCAGGTTTTGATAATGCGCCGGGAGAAGAATCCTTCTTGTCCTGGGTTAATCGAGCTGAAGAAGCAGCAACCATATCAGAAGAGGCCTCTGTTAATGCTTATCTATGGGCACAAGAAGATGAAGATGTCCCGGTAGATGACGGAGTACATCCCTCTGGTTTCTCTGCATACCATTGGGCGAAGAAAGCAGAAGAAGGAGGTATCATAGACATCTTTTCTGATGATGAATTGATGCTACGAATTAATACTCCCGATCCTCGTTATAGAAGTATCGAACCTATCGTAGGCTCGGCGGGAGGTATGGTTAAGTTAGATAATAATAACTATATACCGCTGGAGCATATGCCCTTTGATGGTAGTATACGTTTTATAGCACCTATCGAAGGCCACAATAGATGTCCCAAATACCAGTACCAGATACCGGATGAAACGGCATGTGTTGAGCCTGATACTCGTAATCCTTCTGAGAGGGTACCCTCAGTATCTTTCTTATCAGGCGACTGGTTTGCCACAGTTCAATGTGATGAAGAACCTCTACTTAATCAGATGAATCTAATTAATCCCGAAACCCAGTTATATGAAATACAAAGTATAGTTAACGGGGATGGCATTATATACCTTGATGGGGCCGACGGAGTGACAGCAGCAGGATGGTACCGGCTGGAAAGATTCGTAGGGGATGATGAGGTTTTTGCTGACTCGGTTATCTTTAATGACTCAACTACTATTATTAAAGGTGTAAATGTTCAGGTCTGGAACCAGGCTGCTGATGCTTCGATAGACTCTAAGTATAATAAATCCGGTGGCCAAATATCCGGCGACGTAATTTTATCTAACGCCGTTCGACTACGGTCTCATAATAACGATGTCTCAGCTTCCTATGACTTAATACAACTCACTTCTAATAACCATATCTATATTGGTGGCTCAGCTGAACATATAGGTGAAGTAAGAATATACCAAAATGCTGCTATAGCTTTACGTATATTAGAGAATGAAATTATAACAGATAGAAAAATTAGATTACCCCACGGGGTGTCTTTGCAAGCAACTACATCAGGGGGCCAAGTGGTAAATTTAGTCCACCTAAATTCAGCAGACGAGATTTATATTGGGGGTTCCCCAGATGCTCTGAATACTTTGATTTATGCTACAGATACCTTGGCTTTAAAGTTAGAACCTACAGCAGCTACCTTTAGTGGGGCGATATCCACTGGGGGGTCTGTTTTTTTCCCGAATGACGAGTCGATCTTTTTCCGTAATATGGAGGATACTGAATGGAGTCAGGTGATGCGACTCACCTCAGGAAATAACTTGGTCATTAATGATGATGCGTTGGGATTGAATTTAATTCTGTATGCTAATGGAGTCAGGAATATATCTTGTAATGCAGGTAATACTCTATTCGATAAGCCTACAGTGCATCCTCGGATAGATCAGAATCCGGTTGCAGAAGCAGTAGTAGATTTCGCATTAGGACTACACCAATCGTTAACTATATCAGAAGCTACTAATATTATATTCTTTCCTCCCCCCGTAGATTCAGCACAGGTAGCCCATTGTTACTTAAGAATAGTTAACAGTAGTCTGTATCCGACTACGTATCCTGTGGACGTACAATGGCTAAATGGGGAAGCCCCTAAAGCACCCGCAGAACATACCCACACAATCATAAGTATGGTCTATGATAGCGCAACTTTCTTTGGAGCAGTTGGGGAATTTTATCTCGCACCGTAATAAGGAGAAACTGAAATGGCAGAAGATGTACTAATACCCGTAGGAGATCAAAGAAGTTATTATACTGAGGTCTTGGATCAAACAAACGATACTGGTTGGAATATGATATGCCGGCCTGCGGCAGGTGCGATAATACCTGGATCGTATTTCCATGCAGACGGTAATCCCGGAGGGATGTATTCAGCAAGTTATTTTGTATTTGTCTCTGATTCTTGGAGGGTGGACTGGCAGGTTTCCTTCCCCATACCAGAAGAATTATGGGGGTATGTGGGGCCTTGTGAACTTCGTCTTGGCTCCGGGGAAAATGGGGCGGGCCAATGGATAGGCAAAGAATGTCAATTTCATATAGAGCCGCCCCGTTGGAGTGATGGAGCATTCATGCTCACCCCTGAGGAATGTCAAGCCTCCATGAGTTCGTCGAACCCTGTATCTGCTGGAAGTCATGGTGATCCAGTCGTCTTTCAATTTGACGAAATCACTATACCTAATTATATGTACGACTTACATGCGTCTTGCGTACAGCCCAATGTAGGAGCAGGAGGCCCGCAACCGATAGTTTCACAGGCGGTGTTCATAGAGAATTGGGGAGTGCTTACTTCTACGCCGAATGATATCTCTTTATTTATTGATGGAGATAACTTAACGCCCATAAGCCAGCAAGGTATGATGCTTCTGGCTCAACCATTATAGAGTAGTCGGTGGCGACTACTAACTTATAACAGGAGGATTTAGTATGATTAGACTGATTATGGTAGTATGTGCAGTTTTGTTTATGACAGGGTGCTGTATGACAGGAGAGAATAGTATCAGGTATGTCAAGAGTGATAAAAGGATTACTCTTGAAGTATGCGGGGAGTGCCCTGAACTGCCCAAGGTCCTGGAAGCAGCTCAGTGAAAGATTGGAAGCCGGTAGATTACATAGTAGCAGGATTAGCGATAGCGGTAGTACTAATATTAATACTACCGCTAATAGCTACTATTGTGTTTGGCATCCCTATTACGGACGCCAAGGCTAAGATTATAGCAGGGATTACTACTTCAGTAATAGCTATAGTCAGCCTGTACGTAGGTAACAAACTTAAGTAATATTAAGTTGTCTTACTTAAAATCTTATCAATCACATATTTAACGATATCTTTTACTGCTTCATCGGTAGGTTTGTTAGAAAAGATTTTATTGGTGGCTTCCTCTACTGCCCTTTGGTAGTCTGTTAAATATTTAGGATCTATCGGATCACTTGGTCTTAACCCGTCCTGTTCTACAAGACGGGTTATTGCCTTTGTTAGTCGGTGCTGACTATCACTTAAATGAGTGATTCCTCTTAGAAAGTTAATGGTCGTTACTCGCTTTGTCATTATTGCATCCTCCCCATGTTTCCTATTTCTTGTCCTGGGTGAGTAATGATCTTTCTTGGCGGGGGCATTCCCTCAATTAACAGGAGAGTTAATCTTCGATTCATAAAAGCACTAAGCAATTCTATACAAACATTGTTCGCCGTCTTAGCAAAAGTTTCCGGATGTCCCGCTATCTCTAATCGCTGTTGTTTATACAGATCATTAATAGCCCGCACCATAATGTCACTCAATTTGGCGGCCCGTTCTGGTTCTCTCATATTAATCATCATGAGATGTGGGCCTACGGATACGTCAATGAGGTACAGTATCCATGCCTTCTCAAGTTTCTTTCGTAGTTTCGTTTTCTTTTCCATCTTTTTCCTCCTTTGTTAAGTTATAGTCTTTTATGAAATGTAATACTGCATAGTATAGTTCACTACTGTCAGAGTGTGCATGCTTAGAGAAAAGACATGGGGGTTCTCTATCTATCGGAAATATTTTAATACTTAATACTTCCATATTATTACTATCCAGATGCTTTTCCATCCGCACGAAAAGTTTCTTTTGTAAAGCATCACTCATTAATGTCAGGTACTTACTTGCTGTTGACCTACTATCTTCTCCGCCGCTAACTCCTATCGCCATCTTTTTCCTCCTTTGTTAATGTTGCTGTAAAATATCTACTACTCCTACCGGGGACAGGTTTAACTGTCATATGGTCAAAGCCTAACTCCTCGCCCAGTCTCCGCCATGCTGCGTTAGCATTTTCTTGTGGTGACTTAGGCCACTCTCCTGCAATCTTTATCATACGTACGGGCGAACATGATACCAGTAGACTCTCATGTTGCTCTTTAGTTAACTTAAATTCAGGCATTCTTTTCTCCTTCATTACCGGGGTATCGTTTATGCATTTCTACTAAACAATCCCGATAATATCTACAAGTAAGACAATCATTCTCTGCTACATCTTGGTAACTTACCAGAGTTGCATAGCAGGGTGGCGGCCATTCCGCCTTCTCCTTTTCTATGTTCGTCATGGAAGTAAACATACTACCAATAATAACACCGAGTACGAATAAACTCATGCCCGATATTATTGCCCACCAGCTAAACTCAATCACTATTAACCACCTCCTTTACTTGACTTATGATTGCTCTCGTCTTAGCCAGGTTACTACAATTATCGCAGTCGGGGATATCTGCTAAAATGCATTTACACGGTTTAAATTTTAATGCCACATCAAACCCTAATTGATGAACATCGAACTTTAAATCGCTACCACAATCGTCACAAACTAATTTCATGCTGCCCTCCTCTCGTTTATTGCGTTAAATAATCCTTCCTGTGTCCCGTCTTTCCTTCTTAAGTATGAAGACACTTTCCCATCTACTGTGTTTCTAAATCCTATAGTCGTGATAACTACATTATTGGAAGCCTGTCCAGGTCTAACTAACCGCTTGTTTAATTGTAGAAACAAGTCAAGCTCCCAGGGTAGAGCCATCCATACAATCTGATTACCCCCAAACTGTAGGTTTAAACTGTACGCTACAGACTTGGGGTGTACTACCATAAGGGGTATCTCTCCTCGATTCCATTTCTTAATTAATCGACTACCTTCTACCCCAGATGTCTGTCCTGTTATAGCTGGTATCTTTCTCCCTCCTCGTATAACTCTCTCTAATATCTTGAGTTCAAATTTGAACTGCACAGCTACAAGCAGCGGTTTACCTGCTGATGTCTCCAATAGCTGCTTAACAACCAGCGCTTTGATATCATGGATAGGCTGGACAACTGAAGGTAGTCGGCAAGGAGCACCGAACTGTTTATTAGATGTAGCATAAATTGCGCCTTGCAAGAACTGCCTGAGCTTATGATCTCGAACAGCAGAACTGTTGGCCATCACCGTAACGTTAGGGAACTCCAACATGAATTCGTCCTCTATCTGATTATACTTACGGCGGAGGTTATTAGGCAAGGTGATTTTAATATGGTTGTATATGACCTCAGGCAGATCGAGGTAATCCTCGGCCTTGAGTCGCATAGTTATAGGCTTTATTAACTCATGTATCTTGGTGTCGCTATAGGACTTTATGGTAGTTTGATAAGGCGGTTTACCGTCCGGCCCAGTGTAGTCAAAGAAGCGGTTACGGAACCCATAGTAGTCGGCACCGAGCGCCCGGCCTTTATCCAACATATAGTACTGCGCCCATAGATCTTGTAAGGATTGTGGTGTGGGCGTACCCGATAATGCCACTCGATAGTTAGACATGATAGGCATCATGCTATTCAGTATCAGCCACCTGTTTGATTCCCAGTTCTTAATCATGGATGCCTCGTCAAAGACAAACATATATTTCTGCAATGGTCGTAGCTTCTTATTAGCTACCTTGTTAAACCATTTAAGACCATCATAGTTTAGAATAATATTAGTATACTTGTCACTGTTGGCCCATATCCTCTCCTTATCTGGCCCATGTAATACAGCTATCTTCTCATAAGGATTCCATTTTTTAAATTCATCAGGCCAGGTCTCAATAGCCGCAAACTTAGGTGCCAATATAAATAGGGGTTGATCTATAGTTTTACCCACCTCTATGCATATACGAGTCTTCATCATACCCATGTCAAGCATCAGGTAGCAGCCCCCATGGTAGTGTATAAATTTTATTGCTTTCTTTTGGAAGTTATATAATGGTAGCATAGCTATTCTATGACCTCTGTTTTCCACATACCGCAAACCCGTGTCTTATAATCGTTAGCAGTTTGAAGAGCCATAGCCCGAGCAGGTAAGTTTGCTATAGTTTCTTTCTCTGTTTCGGGATAGCCCTCCCAAAATATGTCGGTGCCAAGTATTTCTGATTCATAACTAACACGAACTTTAATAAGTTTCACTTTCAAAATATCCTTTTTTTATATAGTCGCTATTTAAGGGCGGCATCCAAAACTTAGTTCTGCCTTGTAGAGTAATCGCCCCACGAATTATCTGTATCTTAGGTTGTTTAAATTCCCTGATCTTTCTTATCGTATCCGTCCACCTACTGCACTCCCTATGCAATACATTGAGTAAATGTTTACGGGAGAATGCTTTCATCCCTGGATTAGTGGATCGGATACGGGCGGATATATCTGCCGCAGTCCATAAGAACTCGGAGGTTCTAAAATCAAAATTATCTATTATTGTCGCTGTTGAGGTTACAGGAAAGCGAGTATGGAAATTAAACATATCCTCTACTATCAGGTCAAGGCTGGTCTTTGATCTGATCTTAGCATGGAGGGATGCTTGATATTCTAACTCTTTATCAGTCAATAGCCAAGGTGGTTTACTTGGGTCGGATGCTTCTATCTCATAACGTAGATCATTTATAATCTTATGCCAGTTTACTCCTTCCATCCTATCAGTGGCTACCCACTTAACAGGTATATGAAACAATCGTCTACTACCATTATCAGATAAATTAAATTCCCGACTATTAGACGTAGCTCCATAGATAGCGATGGGTCGGATATAAGATTCAATGACTTCATATTTATCTATAACTTTAATAGGGTTGTTGTCTATCAGTTTCTTAAAATTACTTTCTGTATCACTGGTTAGGTACTGTTCTATTTCATCCCATACTATCAGATTGTTAACCGCTGATAGTTTGGTTACATCACGGACGGCTGCTTCGGTACTGAACCCATGACCTGAAAAAGCTATCCGGTCGTCTCTCATGAATTTTGGTAGTATGAATTTAAAGTGTGACGTTTTACGTATCTGTTCTGGTCCTGTTAATAGTAACACACAGTTATTCATATGTAACGAATGAGGGAAAAATATATTACGAGCCATCCCCATTAGCCAGGATTTATAGTATCTATAATATAGTGCGCCTTCTCGTTCGGGATCGTCAGTCAGGTAGTCTATGTCAAGGCATTCATATAGATACCGAACTGTACTAAGTAATGTATCTGACATACTGGATCGGTATTCTTTAGGTAGTTTATTAAACGGTGTATCAAAGTACAGCTTCATCATGTCCACTGTCCTGTTAATATTACCTGTCCATATAGCTATGTTCTGCTGTACGTGATTATGATTAATATTAAGAAAGCCATGGTCTTGACATAGTGCGTGGAATTTAGGGATTAAAGTTTTGGCAGACCAAGGCCCATGATACTTATTAAAGAATAAACGAATATCTAAATGGTTAAAATTCTTTTCTATGATATCTTCGTCCCCGGTGATATACATTTTATGAGGAGTGTTGATGTCACGGTATAATATTAGATTATAGAATCGAGTCAATGCTTGAAAGTTAGAATACTGAGCAACCAAAGGTATCGGCTGTGTCATGCCCGCTTCGATCTGAGCTTTAGATGGTGCCTTACACTGAGGCCAGCGTAAGGTATTGTAATGAGCCAGAGATAGCAGGGTATGAAAGCTAACCTTACTCTCTACTCTCATAAAAGATTTCCACTTGTTAATGACATCCTTCTCACTCTCGAATCCTTCGTCATCTGCTATTGACCACTTGGTCACATTCTCTAAACATATGATCTGGTCATTAGGATTGACCAGTTTAGACGCATAGTCTGACATGGCCATGAGGACTTTGAGCCAGTATTCATACGGAGTATATTTTTCTCCGGAGAAAGTTAGTTCAAAGGCTCGTTTGATTCGGGGGTTTCCGTCCCATGGAAGAGAGTGGAGAGCATCAATTACCTCTGTCACGGGCGGGATATAACCAATTTCAGTCTTGTCTGGCGGTGGCATGTGGTCGGTGCCGACTACATCACCCTTCCTATAGATTCTAAATATACTATCGAGCTGCTTGATCTCGATCTCGCTGATGATATCAGACGAGTAGGGTGTGCGGTTGCCAGTGATAGTATTCCACGGGGGGCCTATATGTACTTGTGCTTCTCGTGATACCCCCTCGTCATCTTCACCCATATCAATATAATTCTTGAAGTATCTGCCTTCTAAGTCGTCCTTACTACCATGACGTATCTTCGCTATAAAACGCAGACCCTTACCACTGGGACTTACCTCACTATAGACTTTGTGGTTAAATAGAATGTCGGCCAGTTCGACAGGCAGTACTCCTCCTACGTATTCTTTATCTAAAGGATGATCTATGTGGTCTATGTCCCCCAGAATATAATCATCTTCATCTGTTACATAGAAGCCAACGAGGCTATGATCTCCAGCTTTCTCTTTTGCTTTCTTATAATTCAGTGTCCCGTTAGGGGTATAGTGGCTATGTCTTGGACGCTTTAAGGCACCTATACTGTGTGAATAAGACCATTGTTTTACAGTCAGCAGTTCTTTCGGTAATAGATTTATCATAGTCTACCTCCTATAAATCCCACCTTACAGTCTTGAACACCGGATGTCTTAGGCTACCGTGTTTAGTTCTTTCCATTGCTGTTATAGTAGCCCGCTTACCAAGGAAAGAGCGATCCTTCCACATTATTATTCGAGCCCCATCAGTGAATCCTCCTCCAACACGAACTCGTATTCCTTCGACGTCTATTATAACACCACCTAACATACCGGCATACTTACCTTCGCCCTCAAAGAAGTCTACTACTTCGTATTCTGCTTCAACATTTTTCTTGAGTTTCATCCAGTTAAAATTGCGCCCCATAGTATAATAGGCATTAGGATTTTTAACCATGATACCTTCGAAGCCCGCAAACAGACATTGATTATAAAAATTTAATACTTGTTCCTCATTATATAGTTCTTTATGGTATAGATACGAAGCCGGGTATATACAAGCAGTGGGATGGTGTTTTACTAACTTTGAGGACAGTAGTCCGTACCGACTACGTAGCGAAATATCAGGTATCCCCGGCATATCGAAGACAGCATAATGCACGTTCCGCTTATCCCCGTTGGATCGTATGATGCCAGAGGCTGTATCAAAATCCAAGTGTGGTATGATTAACTCACCATCCCATTTAGTATACTCGCCTCGGGCCTTAAGGTACTCCGCTATATGGCCTAAGCCAGATACAGCATGTCCGGAGCGTGCGGTAAATATCCCCTTATGGTAGTCTGCTCTTATGCCATCCAACTTCACACTACCATAACAAGGATAGACAGCTTTCTTTGGCTCCCAATCTTCTGCTTTTTGTACCTGCTTATCCGGTACAAGACCTGGCCACACTTGATTAACTGTCTTAACTGCTACTCCAATAGATAGTTTATGTTTAAGTATCTTCTTTAACAAGGTGCGCTCACTCTTTTTTAATGCACCCATGTGATTAAATAATTTTTCTTTAGCTATTGCTCCGGTGTATCGTCGACTTATAATATTATCTAATATCTCCCATGTCTCTGGGCCTATAATCTCGGTACCTGCATCACTAAAACCAGGCAGGAGTTTAATATAATATTTTTTGAACGGATCAAAAGCATAACTAAAAATATTGCGCAGCTTCTTACTACCTTTATAGGCCATGAGAGCAGCTTTCTTTCTTGTGCTTCTTGGCTCCTTTGCTATCAGTAATAGTAACTGATGTTCTGGTTCTATATTTAACATACCCTTATCCTCCTCCATACTTAGTTACGTATTCTTTCCAAGATTCCTTGACTCGATCAGAACAATCCATTCGATTGCATACCTGCTCGGTGCTGACTACCTGATGGGCTATCATTATCCGCTGCAACCATTTGATTAATGTATCAATCATTCTAAAAGTATTAACATACACCGCTGTATGACCGAGCTTATTAAACCGCTTGATCATCAGTCGCTGATTAGGACGAGGCTTAAGCCCGGGCCGTTTTACCTCAACAAAAACAATGACCCCATTTGGTAGTATGCACACTCGGTCCGGCATCCCACGTTGGTTATGTGCATTTCCTTTAATACATATACCACCAATAGATTCAATTTTTTCCTTGAGGTATTCTTCAATGACTGTTTCAGGTACGCCCCCGTATTTACGCCTCCTCATTTCCACACACTGCACCCACCAGTACCGTCAGTTGATCCGGCTGGTCGGTTCTTAGGATTGTCGCCTATAAAAGCAGTCACTCTGAAATGATAGGATTCTCTATAGTCTACTTCAATATGTCGCCCGCCCTTGTATTTGGGGTGGTCTTCTGCTCTTTCACGTTGTACTTTATCCCAAAGATACTCATGATCTGATGAAAACTCTTTACTGATAAAGATAGGTGCTGAGCGATTACCAAATGGTTTCTTTAAGGCATCTTCTAATGTCAGTTTTTTAAAATATCTAAGCTGATCCATTATCTTTTCCTCCGTCTTTTAGTAGTTCACTTGCATATATTTTCACCTTCTCTATGTCTCTATAGAAGGCACCTTTATAGTTAGCCCGGCAGACATACTTGACCAAGTTACCTAAGAGATACCCTCGGTACCCGTCTTTAGTTAACTTAGCCTTAATGATATCGAGTGTCTCGATACCGCCTTCATCATAATAAGTAGCATTCTTATCTCGTGCCATCTGACTCCTCCTCTATTTCATACCATTCTGGCTCATTGTCTGCTTCATATGGACAGTGGACAGGTAGTATACTGTCACCTAATACCCATAACACACACGGCGTTTCGTATGGCTCACAAGTATTACATTTAAATTTCATTTTTTATTTTCCTTATAATCCAAAATGTATACTTACTTCTTTCGCTAAACAAGCTTCACATAAATCCATGAACGCGCCGCCACTTTTAGTAATGACGAAGCTAATGCTAACAGTCTCATACTTATGCTTGACGTTAAAACTAAGAAACTTTTCATCGTCATAATACTCTTTGCACTTATCGCATTTCTTTACATTAGCCATAGTATTATCCTTTCATATAACGCTGACTGATATAGCCGTCAGCCCTTAATGGTAGTTTAGGCATCCATGCTGGTGGGATGCACATGATTTTAATCATCTCTTGTAGTCGTTGCTGACTACCCTTAACCGGAGCCAAACATCCGACTTCATCATACACTGTAAATATAATTCGGTAGTTTGCTCGTCGTAGTTGAGGCGTTGCTTCTTGTAGAATGTCTCGACCTAAACCCTGAATCACATTTTCTATTATACGCTGTGGTTTCAAGTAAACTTTAGTCTATTGTTTTGTGGTAGGGCTGATACCCATA